ACACTTTTGTAGATTATATTGATGAATCTCAGACATTTAGTATGCTCTCTGAAGAAGCTTGTTGTGATAATCCGTTTGTAGTTATGGAATCTGGCTGTGAGACTTGCAAGTCCTGTGGTTGGAGTGCTTGTCTTATTGCGTAGGTAAATAGGAATACTTGAGTATAATATAAAAAGGGGGAAATGCCTGTGGACAATGTAGTTATTTATTCGGCTAGTTGGTGCGTACCATGCCAAACGGCTAAACAGTGGTTTGATAGTAAGGGAATCTCCTATGTTGAGAAACAAGTTGATTCAGATGATCCTAGTATTATAAAAGAGTTTACAGAGGCTGGATATATGGCCACTCCTACGATCATTATTAATGATCAAGTAATCGTAGGTCACAGTCCAAAGAAGTATCAGAAAGCTTTAGCAATGTAAAGGGGGGTTTAGATGCCTATAGGAAATTTGTTATCAGGGTTAGATCAGCAGTACGTAGCATTAAACGATGATGCCGGAACATGGAGAATACTAAATACTTGGAGTGAAGATCTAAAAGCATTAGATTCGGATGACGAAATCCCCGATAATAGCAGTGCTGTCACGCTTCTTTCTGAGGGGCAATTTATTGCTCTAATTAAAGAAGCTGGCAGACTTGGGGTTTTAGCTAACGTTGGTGGGTCAGCAATGCCAACTATAGGTTTTGAAGAAGACTTAGCTAGTCAAGCAGAAGAAATTGCAGACTTGAAACAGCAACTTTCCAAAGCCCAGGAAGAAAGAATGCAAATCTTGAGAGAGACATCTCATTCTGAAGATTATGATTTGAAACAGCGGGCTATGGAATCTATTTTGAAACTGGCGGCTATGTCAGATATGGCTAAATTGACTACTGCCAAGGACGAATAAAACTATGAGATTATCTGAATATCTTCCTCAAGTTCCTCAAATGACTCAGCAGATGACTGATCTTAATAAACAGATTAGTATGCTTGACATTATGAAGTCAACTGGAGATACAGGTGCAGCTCCTACGATTGGGTTGGATCATGTAGTTAATACATGGGTTCGACATCAAATGGCTTATAGGCAGCAATTAGTTCAGGATCTACAAACTATTGCTATGTCTGTTGAAGAAATCAGGGGTCCATTAAGTCATATTACAGGTGAGGTTTTCCGTAGGGGTGTTGAGTTTATACCAACTGTTGAAAATCCAGATCAGGATCAAAAAGAAAAACTTCAGAAATGGGTTGATGATTGTAATGTGTTTGACCAATCTATGGAAGAAGTTCTGCGACAGTTTCATTTTGACATTAATTCTTTGGATGATGGTTTTTTATATCTGGCCAAAGAATATAAAGATGCTGGTGGAGGGGCAGTCACTTCTCGATTAAAAGAGATCCGAAGACTCAATCCAGCTCTAGTAGAATTTGATTTGGATTCTGCTGGCTTACCTAAAAATTCCCACTTTCTATGTCCTATACATAGGGAAAGACTTCAAGAATCCCCAGGAATGTGTGAGATAGAAGATTGCGTTCTTGAACTAGTTCCAGCTATGTATAAGTACTATCACAGAAGTCAGCACCTTTATCTTATGGATTCAGAAATTATTCATATGTCTAAGTTCTCGCCTTCAGAGACTTATGGTTGGTCACCAATTCTTACTATCTTTGAAAAAGCTTTGACTCTTGTCGGTATGGATAAGAACCTTTATAGGTACTTCTTTGAACGCAAGATGCCAGCTTCTATGCTAATGGTAACAACTGATGATCCCGAGAGTTTGAGAAGGGAGCGAGAACATATTGCAGCTCAGACTCGATTAGATCCTAACTATATTCCAATGGTAGCCGTATCAGCTAGAAACCAAAGAGGTAGAGTTGATATGGTACGTTTGTTCCATAGCTTACAAGAGATGGACTACCTTCCTGTAAGAGAAGAAGTAAGGGAAAGGGTTGCAGCTATGTGGGGAGTTACCCCAGCGTGGCAAGGTGCACCAGAAGCTTTTGGTGGACTATCAACTCAAACACAGCAATTAGTAGTAATGAGTCGTGTGGTCGAAGGTGACCAACGTCTGTTCCATGAAAAGGTTTTTCCACAATTACTAAGAACTTTTGGAGTTACAGATTGGGAAATTAAATTACCCCAGCCTGAAGAAAAGGCAGAGAATACTCGTATAAGTCTGGCTCAACAGAAGGCACAAATTATTAATCAGTTCTCTCAACTAGGGTTTGATATTAAACTTAAGGAACAAAATGTTCCTTTGGATGAAGCTGAGTTTGTTATTTCTGGTGAACCTGTTCCTACTGCAAAGATGCAAGGAGAACAGCAAGCTATGGGTCTTGCACAACAGAAACAACAGATGGAACAGATGGAGCAGCAGCAACAGATGCAAGAACAACAACAAGCTATGATGGGTGGCATGGGTGGTGGAGAAGGTATGGGTGGTGAAATGCCTCCAGAAGCTGGTATGGGTGGTGAAGGTGGAGAACCAATCATGGCTATGCAAAAAACTATACCTCCTTCTCAAAGAAAGTTCAAAGGTCGAACTGGTGGAGTAACACCTGATTGGCATGATAAACATCCTGATGAGGAACGAGATATTGATAAGTATGCTGAGGCAAGGGCTAATAAAAATGAACTAACTCTATCTAAAACTTGGGTAGAGTCCCTTCTTGAAAGAGGCTTCACATCTCCTGTTATTAAAGAGGTAACTCCAGATTTGAGTCAAATGTGGTTTGCACAAAGTGGGATAGATTATGTTGCTCAATTGACTCCTTCAGGAATTACCGATGTAAGTAAGGCCACCTTTGGTGATCCAACACGATTTAGTAGGGTTCAACAGAAAAACCCAAAACCTTCAAATAATGGTGTGATTCCTCTTGATGACGAACAAGATTACTAAATTATACGAATTCTTACAAAAAGAAGAACTGCCCACTAATGCTGTTTACTCTACGCAGGAAGCCCCTCCCGAAGGGGCTACTAAGTATCAAACAGATAGGGGGGCAGAGTATTGGATACCTACCCCAACTGAAAAGGATAAAGCTTTAGCCCGACAAGAAAGGGCTAAAGCTAAGTCTAAATCAGCATCAGATGTAACTTTTGCTGAAGCCAAAGAATATCAACGTAAACAGAAAGAACAATTTGAATCTTTAAATTTAATTTCCCACAAAGATATCGCTACTTCAGGTGCGAAAAATATTGTTTCTTATGAGGACGCTTCTTCTAAAGCTAAACAATCTGGTTTTCTTGATAGAGTTACAATGGACAAAGCAGATAATTTGGTAGGGTTTGATGAACTTGTGAAAGATGTAGAGAAACATGAAACTATAACAGTTTGGCATGGTACAACTCTTACTAATGCTCAAGGAATTATGAAGGACGGGGAAATATATGGAGATGGATCATTTGGTGCTGGGATAAACCTTTCACCAGAAGCAGCACACAGTTTTGCTGGCGGTAGAAGAATCATGACAGCAGGAAGAGGATGGAGGGAGGATATAAAGGAAGGAAGAGCAGGAGATAAAGTAAAAGTAATTTTACAGTTTGAGTTACCGGCTGATCAATTTAAAGATTTTGTGCCAGACGTTATGGTAGGGAAGAATTCTTTTACCCACGAAAGTAAATTTGGTACCATTAAGCTAGATACCTCTAAAATCAAGTTGGTATTTGATGAGGATGGAGGATTAGATTCTAATTTAACCCTTTTAGATGAAGCTTACGGTGGTGTGTCTGAAGAGTTGTTAGATACTTTCCAAGGAAACGAAGATACTCATGTAACTAAATTATATAAGTTTATACAAAAAGAAGAACTACCTCCCAATGCTGTTTATGTCTCTGAAGAAAAGCCTCCACAGGATAAGCAGGGTCGGGTAACTGTACCTGTGTATGAAACGGAGCATGGGGCAGATTATTGGATACGCACCTTACAACCAACAGATGAAGAAGAAGAAGTAGCAGCCCCTCCTAAAGATTATGAGTTATCTAAGGTAACTGAAGATTATATTGATAGATATTCTCTTGCAATGCAAGACGGATACGAAGATTTTAACAAGAAAGTTAATGATCCATCTACTCCTGAATATGCAAGAATGACTGATTTAGTGCATCTTTTTGTAGATAAGAATTTTGATAAAAAGCGTCAGAAAGGGCTTGCAGGTTATAGTAATCCTCTAGAACTGTTAACTGCTCTTGCAGATGGGGGTTATAAAGAGTTGTCAAAACCAACTTCAACTTCTTTGTTTAAGATAGCAACTACAAAGACTAGGGGGCCAAAAAAAACTTACAGCTTTGTAGTAAATCCAAAAACTGGAAATAGAGATATTCCTATTAATCCCCTGAACCCTAAGGCAAAAGTAGTGTTTGGAGGAACTGACCATCAAAGGGGAGCGTATAATGCACACGCTACTGGAAACCATGAAATAAATCCAGAGGCTCTTCTTCAGGTATTAGAATCCTTTATTACCAGTAGATTTCCAGGTAATGATGGCTTTGATATTCCTTCATGGCATCTGGATAATATAAATGAACTTTGGATGAATGGTAGAATAAAAGAAGTAAAGACCCACAAAGCAGGAATTAAAGGCACACTTGCTGGGGAAGCCCTTCGAGGGCTTCCGAAAGCCTTTTATGCCACAAATGAATATAACAATGATAAACCTATTTGGCTCATGCCTAGAGAAGAAATTGAACGGTTGACGGAGGAAAAGGACAAAGGAAATATTTCCCAACTTGAATTAGATGCTATGGTGGAGCCTATCAAGGAGGAGCCTCTCAATGCCCAGTGGGTAACTATATATAATGCTAATCATCAGTATCCACCCCAAAGTAGAGAAAAAAATGAACCTCTGATGGTTGAAGGTATGCCCCATCCACCTGGTAGTAGATGGAGTCCAGAGAGAAAACAACAAAGAGCCAGACAAAGATTTGATGGGGCTAACACTGTGATACACGAAATGTCTCACCAACTTTGGAATGGTGAGCATTGTAAACAATGGATGAAAGCTACAGTTCTGAAAGAATATCTAAGGGCCTTGGAAGAGGACAAAGGATTTCCCTCTCAATACGCTAAAATATCTAATGAGCATGAATTTTTTTCAGAATGTTATACAGCATATGTTATGCATACAAAGGCTTTTAAAGAACGAAACCCAAAAATGGCAGAGCTTATGGAGAATTTCTTTAAGGGTAAACCAGAAAGTAGGGATCTAACTGATGAAGAAGCAGACCTCCTCAAAAACAGAGATAAAATAATAGGTGAGTGGGAGCAGCAGTTTAAAAGTTGGCAAAAAGAGGATAGTGACTATTCGAGACACCGGCTAAGTCTAAAGGAACCTAGAATTACAAAAGAAGCAGAAGAAGATGACGAAGAGCATATTCCAGAAATAATTCAAGATACTTTTCAAATAGGAAAATTTAATCCTGCGGCAGCAAATATATCAATGGGAGACACGGAAATTAATCCTGATTGGTTTACACCCGTGGATGATGAAGAGACAGATGTATCTAAATCTTGGATGACCAATCCACGAGGATCAGAAAATTCTTATCGAGAAGATCATGATGATACTGATTATAAAAAAATAAAAACTCTTAAGAAAGAGGGTGCCGGTGGAGGTGGTGGTAATGGTGGGGGCAATGGTGGAGGCAATGGAGGTGGTAATGGGGGATTTGGAGATGGTGGTGGAACTGTATTCACTTCTGATAATGCCGGTATTTTTACTCCGACTTATGGCGACAGATCTACCAGACGAAAAAGAAAGAATAAGAAAAAAAGTTCGGGTATTGAAAGGTTAGCAGATTTTATAAATGATAACTCTCCCG